ATTCCAGTTACTGACTCATTAGTGCTTTGAATTAAAGTAATACTTCCTTGTGTTAAAGATGCCTGACTTCCTGTGACAGGCACTGGAGTTTTCAAACCACCAACAGTATTTCCTTGCGATGATGTTAAAGGTATTCCTGAAACAGATACGTTAGTTTTAAATGTCGCATCTCCTGATACTGTAGCTGTACTTGCAAATGTTGCAGCACCTCCAACTGATACTGTACTTTGTAAATGTGTAGCACCTTCTACTGTTGCAGTACTTGCAAAGTTAGCAGCTCCACCTACACCAAGTGTTCCTGTTAAAGTAGTATTACCTGCTACTGTTAAAGTTGAAGCAAGATGTACAGCACCTCCTACAGATAATGTACCTCCTATTGAAGCATTACTTGCAACTGTAGCTGTACCTCCTACTGCTAAATTACCTACTAATACTGTATTTCCAGAAACACATACATCATCATCAAATTCAGCTTTTCCTGATACTGTTAAAGTAGATGCTAAATTTACTGCTCCTCCTACAGATAAAGCTCCACCAATAGTTGCATCATTTGTAACTCTTAATGTAGATACAGATACATCTCCTGATGTAGGAACATTAGTTAAATTAGAACCATCTCCATAGAAAGCTGATGCACAAACCTTATCTGCAACAACTCCAGTTGCTGTAACATTAGTAACATTAAAAGTTGAAAAGAAAGCTGATGATGCACATACAGCACCACCTATAAATAAATCACCAGATACTGAAGCATCTTCTGTTACTCCAAATTTACCTGCAACATTTATAACTGATGTAGATATTTGTAATGCTGAATTAGTACCATCACCTGATTGTACATTTTGTAAATCACCTGTAACACCAGTATTAGCACTTACATCTAATTTAATTAATTGCTTATATGTTTTTGATATTTGTTTACTTGTTAATGTACTCATGCGTTACTCCAATATCGTACTGTAGAATCATCCCAATTAAAATTAGCTTGTTGCCATTCTAAATTTCTACCACCTGTATCAGGTCTTGGGTTTTGTATTACTGGGTTATCTCTTACATCTGCTATTCTATTTTGTGGATGGTTTTTTAAATCATATGCACCATCAAAACATGTTGGACAAACTAATGTATTATAGCTACTTAATTGCATAATTCTATGTGGATAAACAAAACTACATTGATCACACATAGCCATTGCATTACGATTAGATGCCATTAAATATATCCTATTTTAGGTTTAATAAATAAACTTGCTCTTTCTCTATCTTCTTCCATAGCAAAATTTAATTTTTCTTCATAGTTTGCTTTTAACATTGCTATGCGATCCATTGGTACACCAGGATTTTTCATTGCTAATTGATATGATAAACCACATGTTAATGCTGGTAAAAATCTTTTAGGCATATCTGCATTTTGTCCAGCAGATTTATTTACATCTTCTAATTGATTAAACTTTTCTATATTTAAAACACCAGTAGAATTATCTGGAGTTGGATATAACATTATAGTAGGATTATCACGATCACGTTGAATAGCATATTGAGTTGGTCTACCTGATTGATTTTTATTAGGAACATTATGATATTCTTCTCGTGATATTCTTTCTAATGCTATATCAGTTCCTGATACACTTGTTGAATATGTAATAGCTAATGCATCTATTGTAGAATCTGATAAAGATACTGAAGCTACTGTATCAGTTACAGTTACTACAGTTGTATTAATAGACCATAAACAAATACCTCTGTTTTGCCAATCAGTCAA